ATTAAATTCTTCGACTCTTTTAATTTCTGCTTCTTTTCTTGCTTCTTCTGTTTCTTTTATTTCTTCTATGCCTTCGACGACTTCTTTTACTTGATTTATTGTAACGCTGATATAATCCCATTTCGGTTCTTCTGTAATACTGTTTTTATCTATACTTTTCTCTATATTAATCTTTAAAGAAAAAGTAGTAACAACTAAATCATCTTTGTAGAAAGTAAACTCTACTATTACATCCCCCGCAACTTCTGTTATGTTATTTTCTATTATAGTTGTTGCAATAGAATTTTCTATAGTACAGCTCTGATAAACTATTTTCCCGTCTGGTCTTTGAAAATTTGCTATAGCTGTATATCCTGTCAAATCTTTTTCTATATTATTTTCTAATAAATTAATCTTAAATTCTATTGCATTATCATATTGCTTATATTTTGCAACTTGGTAACTTTTAGTGTTAATATCTACTGTATAAATTCTATCTCTCAAATTTATCACTCCTTTTACTCTACCATTTTTGGAGTAAATTCTTTTATTATTTCTTTTTCCTTTAATACAAATTTTCCGTTTTCAATTTTATAATCACGAGGATTTAAAATTTCTGGAATATCCTCGACAACTATTTTATCTAATATTTGCCTATAATCCTCTTCCCTATCTGCAAAGCAGGTATAATCCTGCTCCATCTCTGATTTTATGCAATTATATATTTCTCCAGTTCTCTTGCTGTAAAAAATAGTAACCATACTTCTTCTCCTTTTTTTTTGAAAATTTTAAGCATAAACATAGTATTGTACTGTAATAAATCCTTCTGAAAAAAAATTCATTCCGAGCCAGTAGCCTATTGTTTGGCTTCCTGACATTTCGTAAGACACACCTCGCACAGATGCAGAAAGTTCCAATTGTGGATTTGTATCACTTTTTTTTGCTGTCGCTGATGTGCTGAAATAACTTAAACAGCTACCATTTGTTGATGTAGACCTTATTGCACAAGTTGCTTTAAAATTTTTACCTGCAAATTTTTTTGGTAAGTCTATTATGATTTTTGAATCTTTATAATCAAAGTATGTGTATCCACTTTCTTGAAGATAATATGACTCTGTTACATCTGAACCGGTGTAGAATTTTGTATATAGCCCCGAGTCGGTCATTTTTGTAAATCCCTTCCCGCTTATAAGTTTCAATCCTTCATCATCAATAAGAACATAAGGACTTACACTATTAAAAGCAATTTTAAAAGTATTTGGGTTAAAATGAACATCTCCAAAACTATCAATTTCCATTGTTTTGACTCCATTATCATTTACGACTACCATTTCTCTAGCATTTATATACATGCCTTTTAGCTGTCCAAACCAACCTCTATCTAGCTTCAACTCCCCAATTAATGCATCTGCTATTGCTCCTTTTTCTATCCACATAGTTCCATCGTCGATTTTTGTAGTCTGTGCTTCTACTTGATTAGAGAACTCTGTAACATTTCCATGCGAGTTTACTGCTCTTACTCTGAAATACCAAGTTTGAAAAGGTTCAGCTTGATGAACGTAAGCACTTGCTTGCCCTACAAAAATTCGATTTGTAAAATTAATTGTATCTGGTACAAAGTCTTTAATTTGAGACGCATAAACTTCATATTTGTAATAAGACTTATTTGTAAATGTCCATGTTAGATTGATAAAAGCGAATAACCCCTCTGCTGTCAAAGCTGGTGTATTCGGTAAAGTGTCTGGAAACTCTGAATCATCTACTTTGACATTATCAATAGCTTTTTTTACTGTTTCTATTTTATTTTCTATATTATTAAACTTGTTATTTAAAAAGTCTAAATGATTTATTAAATCGCCAACTTCAATACTATAGTATTTTCGATTTATTGGGCTATAGTCTGTTTTAACTACTCTAGCAGTTGCGTTAATGTTTAAATTAAAATCTCGTATTATCACTTCATCACCTAGATTGACTGTTTCTAGCATTTTGTAATCTTTATAATTTATAGTTGTAGATAAATCTACGAAGTTGACTTTGTATAAAACTTTTGGTAAATCAACTTGATTGTATTTAAAATAGTCTTTGCATTTTTCTCTTAATTCTTCTTCAACACTGACCTCATCAGAACTAAAATCTATAGCAACAATCTTTTGGGTAGCATATTTATTCATATTAGGACTAACAATGTATTTTTCTGTCAATGTAATCATTTCATCTTCGTAGACCGCATAAGGATATATTTTTGTTACAATATCTTGTGTATCATACTCCGCTTCAAGCCCTGTTATATTTTTTTTATATGCAAGTAGCACATTTTTACTCTCACCTCTTTGATAATTTAAGAAAACATTAAAATTATCAAAGAAAAGTTTCGCAGTTGGTTCAAATTTTTGAATTAGAGAATTTTCGCCCTCGCAGATTGCGCTGTAAGGGCTTTGCATTTCAATATTAATAGTATTCCTTGCCTTGATGTCTGAATGTCCTCTAAATCTGTTCTGTTCCTCACAAGCACGAAAGACTCTTTCTAAAGCTTCTTCGCAAGTAATATCGTTCAATTCCAAACTTTCTATGAAATTATTAAGCAAATCATACTTAATGTGTTGCGCTTTTACATTAATATACCCACCTAGATTTTTTGATATATAATAAATTCTAAAAAGCTGGTCTTTGTAGTCGGGCGAAGTATCAGCTTTAATTAATCTATCTACTTTTATTTCTTTAAATAAAAAAGAGTCTTCGTAGATAGTAAATTCTAACTCGAAAACTCCGCTTTCTTCCTCTCTAACATGGTCATTTATTACATTCGTAAGAACACCTAAACCTAAATGCCTAAAATCTGTTTCTTTTTCTTCATATAAAACTAATTTTCCTTTTTGAATAATTAATCCCTCCCTCCAAATTTTAATTTAAAACTTTATAAAATATTCCATCTAGGATTTATTTTTATGCTTTTTATATCCCCTTCCCAGCTAATCTGATTTTCTCCTTCTTCAAGTATGGGAAAGTCACTAAAAAGCTTATTATTTTCATTTACAATAATGTTATTTTCTTTGTTTATTCTATATACATTCATCTGTTCGCTATCTATTATTAAGTCGCTTAAAATTCCATTTTCTGCCACCCCTCTTAGCACTATGCTTTGAGTATTTATTTTTATACTTATGTCCCCTGCTCCTTCTATATAGAGAACAGGTTTTGACTCTCTATAGAAATTTGTTATAGTAGCACTCTTTAGATTTAATACATTTAAACTTATAATTTCTTCTTCTGCGTATCTAAAAGGGTAGCAGTCGAATGTTAAAAGACATGATGCAAAGTTTTTAAAATTTCTAGTTATATCTAGTTTATTGTTACAGCTTGCTAGATAATAAAAGTCACTATTACTTAAAAAAAGTTTTTTATATGATATATCGCCCTGTAGCCATTTTTTTATTTCTGTTGCAACTTCTTCTATATTACTTTGTCTTGCATCTATATCGCATTCTATTGTAAGCGTAAAATTTTCAAAACCTTTTTTTAGTAGTAAATCTCCATCTTTGCCTGGCACACTCACTCTTTCAACTTCCATCTGTGGAGCTGATAAGTCGTTTATATTGTATATTTTTAAACCAAATTCTCTGCTGTCTCGACCGTTATAAACGAAAAACATAGCTTTATGCCCTCCTCTCATTTATTATTTTTTAGACATAACTCCGTTTTTGTAGTTATATTTTTTACTATAGTCTTTTCAAAAAAGATAAAAGGAAATATAAAAAAGAAAAGGAACATTTTATAAAGCTCCTTTTCTTTTTGCTAAGAACAATATTTCATCAAAAAGATTTTCTATATCTTGTTGTCTATTATTTACAAAGTTTTCTATATTAAGTTTAATACCTGCTTGATTTTCATTAGCTTCATCAGCCTTATTATTACTCATTATAGCTGTTTCTTTTCCAGCTTTAAAATCTGTACTTGCAACTATATTAGCTTGTATTTTAGACGTTTCAAAATTAACTGTAGCTTTTAATTTACCTGTAAGTTCAGATATATTTTTCTCTATTTTTTCTTTCAAGCCTGGCGTTTCTACATCTATTCCAACGCCGACCCCTTTTACAAGATTTCTACCAATTAAATCTCGCATGATTATGGAAGGTGAATGCACTCCAAAGCCGTCTCTAAATCCATCTATAACATTACTAGCAAAATCAAGGACTTGGTCTTTTAACCAGCCACCCATGCCCGTTATACCTTCCCATAAGCCTCTTACAACATCTTTCCCGATACTCATAATTTTACTAGGCAAATCTTTCAAAGCATCCTTAACAGCATTTGCCATATTTTTTCCAGCTTCTCCAGCTTGTTTGACTAAGTTAGTCCCCCAGCTTATGACATTTGAAATGATATTGTCTAGCCATTCTCTAAATTTTCCTGGAAGCTGGCTAACAGTATTGTATATATTGTTAAAAAAGTTTTTCGCTGTTTCTAAAGCTTTTTTAGATAAATTAACTTCCCACTCCATGACTTTTTGCATTATATTAGTTAATTTTTCCCATATTTTGCCCGGAAGTTCTGAAAAGAATTTCATTATATTTTCTAAGAATTTGCTTCCTGTTTCTAATGCTTTTTGAATTAGATTAGAACCCCATTCCGAAACTTTTCCCATGATATCTGTAAACTTTTCCCATAATTTTCCCGGAAGCTCCGAAATTGGAATTAATACATTGTCAACAAATTGATTAAAAATATCTGTTGCCAATTGCTTTAAATTTTCGCCCCAGCCACTTATTGTTTCTACTACTGTATTAAACCATTCCGAAATTCTTTCGGGTAGCTCTGTAAAAAACTGTGTTATATTTTCCCAAATTGCACCAAAAAACTCTGAAACAGAAACCTTGAAATTTTCGCCCCAAGTTTGAATATTTTGCAATATGATACTAAAAAATTCCGAAATTTTTTCCGGAAGGCTTACAAACCATTCGACAATGCTATTTATTATTTCTGGTAATGTTTCTGTTGCCCAGGCGTACAGATTAGCTCCTAAATCAACGAAAAAACCAGCAATAGACCCGATTACAAAACCAATATTATATGGAATTTGTTTAAACCATTCGACAATATTATTTATTATAGCTGGCATTGTCTCATTAAAGAAACTTGATATTTTTTCTCCTATTTTCCCACATTCTTCTTTTATCTTGTCGCCAATACCCGCAAACCATTTTGGTACTGTGCTAGTAAAAAAGTCTAAACCACTTTTTAATCCGCTTCCAATTGCATCTCCAATTTTTGACCCAGTCTCTTTGAACCAATTGCTAAGACCGCCGAAAATCTCTACAGCTTTATCTTTTATACTTGAAAAACCTTGCTGTGCCTTATCTCCAAACTCTGTAAAAAAGTCTCCAGCTCCTGCAAATCCTTCACTTATTTTATTTCCAAGACCACCAAAAAATCCACCTATATTTTCAATTCCTTCTTTGAATTTATCTTTTACTTTAGAGAAGAAATCACCAATAGAATTTTTTGCACTAGCTAGCCACTCATTTATATTTTTGTCTGTATCTCTTAGCCATTTTTCTATTCCACCAAAAAAACCACCAATGCCATTGAACCCTTTTTTTATACTTTCAGATAATTTACTAGCTGAATCCCCAACTTTAGGGACTGTTCCTGTTACGAGTTCATCACTGACAAGTTCTAAGCCTTCAACAGAAGTTTTAACATCATCTATGCCATCAGCATATTCTTCTAGTTCTCCAGCGTCCAGTTTGGCAGAACCAGAATCCAAAGAGGAACTTTTAGCAGATGAGTCTACATCCCCTCCACTTGCGCTAGAAGTATTAGCTTTTTCTTTTAGTTTCTCATATTCTTCTAACTTTTTCTTCAATCTATCAAGCTCTTTTTCTTGTGCTGGTATAATCTCTTTTAAGTTAATAGCTTCCTTTACAGCTTCCTGGATAGATTGCTTTTTAGAGTTAACTCCATTTAACAAACTATCTGCTAAACTCTGCCCTGCATCCTGCCAATGCGGGTTATATTCACTTAAAAGTTTTATAATTTCTTCTGAATTTTTTTGTAAAAGTAGCCTTCTCGCTTCATTTTGAATATTTGTCTCTTCTAAAAGTTCACTAAAATATTTTTCAATTTCTTCTTTTTGACTAGCATTAGACTCTTTTATCAATTCAAGTTTTTTACTTTCTGCTTCTTTTTGATTGTCGTACTCTTCTTTGTACTGCTCTTTTTTGTTACTAGCTTCTGTTTTTATATTTTCAATCTGTTCTTTTAATCTGTTTTTTTCTTGTTGCCTTTGTTCATCTAATAATTTCTTCTGTCTATCTGATTGTGCTTCTGATATTTCTTTTTGTATTTTTTCTCGTTCTTTTTGATTTTTAGCTGTTGCTAGTTTCCTGTCAAGGTCGCTTATTTTTTCATTGTACGCTTTCTCTTCTTCTGCTTTTTGTTCTTCTTCAATTTGCTTGTCTATGGCGTCAATTTGTTCTTGTATAGCATTAGTTTTCTCATTTGTTTCTGTATCTAAATACTTTAATTTCTCATTGTATTCTTTTTCATAGACCTTTAATCTATCATTTGATGCCTTTTCCTCAACTTTTAGTCTTTCATCAAGCGCTTTTATTTGTATATCTTTTTGACTTTCGTATTGATTTTTTAATGCTGTTGTTATAGCCTCGCAAATTTTTTCAAATTTGCTTTTATTGGTATCGAGATTTTTTTCCATAGCGCTTATTAATTCTTTTGTTGCTTCTACTACATCTTTGCTTGTATTTTTTATACCATTAGCAAAACCAATACCTGCAAACTCTCCAAGCTCTGTTGTAACTTTGGACGGTGAATGTATTCGTAGCACTTTTTTAAATGTATTGACTACAATTAAACCGATATTTTTTACAGTATCTACAACCAAGCCGATACCGCTCGAAAGTCCGTTTATTATTCCAACTATTATATTTTTTCCAAAAGTAGCGAAGCCTTTTACAACATTAGAGAAAAAGCTAAAAACCTTATTTTTAAAATTTACACAACTATTATAAATAGCTTTAAATGCATTTACAAAAGGACTTAATAACATGCTTCCTATATTTTTCCAGTTGTTTTTAATAAAGTTTAAAACATTTTTAAAGATACCAATGATTTTGTTAAATATAGAATTTACTTTATTTCTAAAGCTTTCGCAATTATCATAAATCAGCTTAAAAGCTCCAACAAAAGGATTAACCAGCATTAGCAATAATCCTTGCCAATTATCTTTAATAAAGGATATAGCCTTACTTAGTGCTTGTGGTATTGTTTCTGTAAAGAATTTAGCAATCTGACCAAATATTTTAGCTCCAGCGTCTTTAATATTGTTCCAAATTTTTATAACCGCGTCTCTGAAAGCTTCGTTATTTTTCCATAAAGAAACAACGACCGCCGTTAATGCAGTTACCGCAACTATAGTTAAGCCAACTGGACCACCAAGCGCAGTTAATGCTCCTTTCCACAGATTGGTAGCAACTTGCGCCAAACTTATTTTTTTGGTAACCAATCCAACTACCATTTGATACAAAGTCAATTTAGTTTCTGACTCAGTCACGCCAGATGTGAAAATTCTTACCGCCAACTGGGCATCTGTAAAACTTTTTTGTATACCCCTCACAATCCCAGCTACTTTAAGACTTGTAAAAGCAACTCCAATTCCTGCTATTAAGGGTGCTACAAGGCTACCATGCTGAACCAAAAAGGTTATAACATTGATTAAAGGGGTTAATGCTAAAGATATTAATTTTACAACTGTTCCAATTAGCCCGCCAATACTTTCTGCTGTACTTCTTATAGCATTTTTAGTATTCTCATTCTGAAAAGCCTTAGCAAATTTATTTGCTAAATCATTTAAAACAGGAAGCAATCCTTCTGCGATTGGAAGAAGTAAATTAACCTGCATTTGCCTTCCAATTCCCGTTACTGCTTCTCCGAAGCTATTATATTTTATCTTATTAATTTCTTCTAATTTATCTTTTGAACTGCTTATACTTCCTTCAATATTTGTTAGCGCTGTTACTGCGTCCGCTTCCAAATCTTCAAATTTAGTACCAAAGAGTTGTACACCTATCTGATTTTTCAATACATTATCATCCAAGTTATTCAAAGCTGTTGTAACTTGAATAAAAGCTTCTTTTGCACTACTTCCACCATTCGCAAATTTCTTAGTTAGTTCATCAGCATTAAAACCGAGCGCCTCAAAAGCTTCCTTAGTACCATTAGAACCATCCTTTGTTCTAATATTAAATTCTTTCAAGGCATCATTTAAATAGTCTATTTGATAGACTCCACTCTCCGCCCCGTTTTTCATCATATTAAACATTTCCTCTGCTGAAAAACCCATCTGTGCGTAATATGTCGAATATTCTGCTAATTGGTCGCCGAGGTCGTCATTCTGATTTAACCCTTGTTGCGCACCCTGTGCAATCAAGTTATAAGACTCTTTTGCGCTAACCCCAAACTGGCGCATCATAGAGTTAACACCATTTAAACTTTCCCCAATATCCATATCGAAGGTATCCCTCATCATAATAGCACTTTCAGTAACCTCTTGAATATTGCTAGCATCTATCCCATCAAGCTTTTGAGATATTAAACTCATGACCTCACTTATATCGCCCATATCCTCGCCAAAATTATTTGCATAAACCTGCTGTAGCGCTTCTCCAAAGCCTTTTGCTTTAGCTTCTGCGTTTCCTGTCGCTGACTCGAAACTATTCATTGCTTTTTGATATTCATCTCCGAAGTCAATAGCCTGTTTTCCTATAGCTCCTAGACTTGCGCCAATTCCAGCTACCGCTAAAGCGCTTTTCGCCTTCTTTTTCATGGTATCAGCTAAGTTATTAAGTTGTTTCTCTGCGTCTTCGGTATTTAAAAGAGTATCTATAATAATAGAACCATCTGCCATCTATCCACCCCCTTTTTTTTTGTAAATTTGCATTAAAAAAGCACCTACTTTTTTTAAAAAGTAAGTGCTTTTTATTTAAATCTTTTATTATATTTTTCTTTTTATAAATATTAATCTTGTCTTTTAACATCATCTAATAGTTGTTTATATAGTCTATTAAGCTTAGCTTTGTTATCATTATTTAAATGTTCTTTATAATCTATTGCTAAGCTAGAGAATTTATAAGCATTGTTCATGCGAGCCTTTTCAGTTTTCAGTTCTTTCAATTTACTAGACATTTCATTGTAGTATCTAGTCAAAAAGTCGTTTATAGTATCAGTCCTTTTTGCTATTATGCTGTCTAGCATCTGACTAGGAGATTGACCCGAAAAGTTTAAATCATCCTCTATGGCAACTAAGGCATATGACTTATCTAACAACATATTATATCTATAAAAAAATGTTTTAGGGTCTTTTGTAGTATTAACTATATTAGCACAATCGTTTATTATTTTTAATAGCTGTTGAGCCTGCCTACTACTCTCTGAACTTCCTACACTCTTACTATTTCTCTTCTTATTTCCACCTAGATTAGCTACCTCCTGGTAATATAAGCCACTTCCAGGGACTCCTAAAGTTGTTGTAGCTTTCCCTTTAGAATTAACTGAAACTCTAGCACCTTTAACGCCACCGCTAACACTGACACTATTTTTATTAATATTTAACTTCAATCCACCGCCTAGATTTATGCTTTTTCTAAATTTAAATCCCATAACAATCCCCCCCCAAATTAAAATATTTATATACTAATTATATATTAATTCGGAAGGTGTAGAGTATATTATTTTATAATAAATTACTAATATCTCCACCATTTAGCAATGCTTTTTCAATTTCGTTTATTTTTTCAACCTCGTTTTGAGGAAGTGGTATAGCATGTATCTTTTTCATTTTTCTATAAAAATCTTTTTGAGCCTTTGGCATATCTCCACTTACATCCATTGCCCTATATCCCATGATTTTAACTATTTCGGTGTCCTCTTTTAAAGACTTAAACAATGCTTTAAATTTCCACCAATGCAATTTTTCTATGTCCTGTAAGTCAATCCCATATTGACCCAAGAAAGCTGAATATATATACTCGTCATCATAGTCATATGAATATATTTGACTTTTGCTAGACCCTGCGCCACCTCGGCAACCATCATCCACATTGTTTTCTTTTTTCCCGCATGAATAAAACCAAATAATTTTTTCTATAGCCATTGTGGTATTTGTAGGGATTACAGGATAATATAAAAGAAGTGCATTTTCCCCCTTTTCCTCGTCACTTATAGAATTATCTTGTATTAACATTTCAAACAAAATTGATATTCTAAAGTCTGTATTAATTTTATACTCTTTCCCATCAATTTCAACACTTTCGGGAAGTATATCGACTAACATATTCATTATTTTTTAGCTCTACGTTGAGTTCTGTTTGGTGAATACTTATTACCAATAGAACTAAATAGCTCCATGCCTTCTTTTTTCTGTCTCTCTACTTCGTCAGCTAATTCAGAAAATGCAATCATGCAAACTTTTACATTACGCTTTCCAGCAAATATTTTATTTGATGTATTATCCCCAAAAATATTATCAAAGCATGCAAAAATTAAATCACATATTCTTCTAAAAATTGCATGATTTTCCTTTTCCTCTGTTTCAGCAATCTGTATCCCGTCTATAGCTGTTTTTATTGACGTTTCAACTCTTTCCATGACATCAGCATCATATATTTCTAAATCTTCTAATTCTATATTATTAATTATCATTTCCTTAGCCCCCTCTTATTCTTTTACTGTAATCGTAGTAATACCAGCTTTCTTAGCTTTATTATTAGCATTAACTTCTACTATTAATATTTTATTTCCCTTAGTTGCTGTTATTTCTTCTACACCATCCCAAGCAGTGTACCCAACTGAACAATCAGTATCAAGTGTTGGAACTGTAACATTTGCCCCAGTTTTATATTTATAGCTATTCCCACTTTCAAGAGTTGGAGTAACTGTTATTTTTGTATTCCCTGTGTTAGTACCTGCAACTGAATTTATAGTTAAAACTTTTAAACTTTCAGCTGGCGGGGCTTCTGCTCCATCTTCTACAAAAGTTCTTGTTTGAGTATTAAATTCTCCATGTACAAGGTCGCCAACGGTATTTAAATTTCCACTTACTGTAATAGTTTCTCCACCTGCACCAGCAAATCCACTCACTTCAACAGACACTCTAAATTTTCTAGCCCTAAAAGTATTTTCTTTGCCTTTAATTGGTAAAAATAATTCTACTCTTAAATAATCTCTTTCAGCATCTGCGCCAGTTGCCTGGTCTCTACCTATTTTGTAAAGTTCCATTATCGCCTCTTCATTTTTAATTAAATCAGTTTCAAACGAAAATTGCGTTTGATAAGATTTGATAGCGCTAGTACTGTTTCTATCGTTTATATATGTTTTAGAGTCACTTTGTGCGGATGGGTTTTCGTCTAATGTATTAAATCCTGCTCCCATTAATACCCAGGAATTTTGTCCATCATCCCCCAAAACTCCTAAGTAGTCTGCTACTCTATATCTTTGTATCGTTTCCATTCCTGCCATTTTTACATTTCTCCTTTTTCAAAATATTTTAATTTTAATTGTATTTGATATTGTGCTGTATCTATACCCGTTTGAACTGGGTATCCTGGAGTGCTTACCTCTAGTGACATTGCCTCTTTATCACCAGACAAAACAGGCAAATTCCCACTTAAATTTTCTCTATATATCCAGTCTGCAAATTGCTCGTAGAACTGGCTATTTTCTATATTCTGCATAACATCAGACCCATAACACTCCCTACTTGCAAATATAAATATAAACTGTTTTATAGAGTCGCCATTTATAAATCTTTTAATGACTGTTTCTGATGGAACAGTCTCTAATGTATAAGAAGTAAATTCCTCACCTAAAAACTCGACATTTATACTTTTTGCAAATTCATCCAAATAGGGACATTTTTTTATAAACTCTCTAACACTTTCAACTAAAGTCATTCCCTTCTACCTCCAACAAATTTAGCAACAGACCCAATTAATTCGTCCCCTTTGTCTGCGTACATTCTCTTTTCCCAATGCTTGCCCCTTTTCCCTCCTGCTCCAATACCCTCCGAGCCACACCCTGCATTATTATAATATTGCGGTTTTGCATAAGGTTGTATATATATTATCTTGTCAACTTCTTCTCTAGCTGTATTTTTCAGCGTTCCACTTTGTTTAGGTACATAAGAGTCTGAAAGCCTTCTAACTTCATGAGTCAAAAACTTTTGTGCCTTGCCCCCTCTTCCAAGCCCTTTTGCTCTCATTATTCTAGTTGCATTAATATCTACATGAACATTCATCCCATATTATTCTGCCTCCAATTCGAAATGTCTCATTCTTATACTTCCAAAATCGCATTTAATGACCGATTTTATAATACTAACATCATCAAATTTACTTTGTAATTCTCTTAATGTGTAAGGCTTAACGCTAGTTATTTCAAAGTCTACGACCTCTTTCACAATAATATCTCCAACTTTAAAAGTATAAAATTTATTCTTTTCATTTTCTTCTAGTTCATAATATTTAAAAGGGTCTATATATTTCTTCCCTCTTGCATTTACAGAAAAGGGGACTACAACCTTAACACTATCAGCACTTAACAACCCCTTGTCTGTAACAGCTATATTTTTAGCCTCTTGGTAATCTACTTCAAATAGATAAGTCCTCTTGTATAAAGTTTTATCAGAGGACTTATCATAATATTTATTATATAAAGTTATATTATCTTTAAAAAACACACTAAACACCTCGATACAGCAAATCTGAATCTAAATACATTTTTAAAATATCATATGCTTTTTGCTCTATCGTTTTATTGTTAGTTGAATAAGTCACTGAATGACTTCCAATGCTTTCAGACTGAACTTCCTTATTGCCTTCCAGGTTGCTTTTATATATGAGGTCAGCAATCTCACAAGTGGCTATTTTTATTTCTTCTGTAACTTCTTCTATTCTATTAAAAGTATTATAATCTATATACTTAGTTGCTCTTATTGCATATTTATTAAATTCGTCCTGGGGGATTTCTCCCCCAAGAGCGCTATAAAATTCATAGTCTATATACATATTCATAGCCTACCCTCTCGAAATAATTCTAGCAATAGGTATAGCTTTGTGGTCTATATAAGTTTTAGACCCATCCGAACTATCATTCACAAGCTCCCAATTTGCTCCGTTTTTCAGTTCTGAATCAGTTGGAGATGCT